CCAGAACAACCTAAATCATTCACTGAAAAGGTACAAACTGCGGCCTCTGAGGTAACAGGACTCAAACCGGCAGCTGCCGAAACTAAACCAGTTACACCAATACAGCAGGCACCTCAACCAGAGTTTCCAAAAACTCCTAAAACGGGAGAAGTTCCAACACCACCACAAAGACCTTTGGAAATTTCACCTGTTAAACAGGCACAAGAACTTGGTAAACCAGATGAAAGTTCACAACAGAACTTCCTTAAATCACAAGGTGTTGGTGTTCCAACCAAGGCTGATGGTGGTCAAGTAACCACTAAAGGTCAAGTATCAGCATTTCCTATTGGAGGTCTTAGAGGTGATAATACTTTGGCTGTTGATACAAAGACACAACAACCATTATTCACATTTAATCCGCAGACCGAGGTAGTTGTTCCTAATGGCCAGGACAATAGAGCAACTGTTGTGCCTACTAATAAAATAAATGGTGATGTTAGAGAATCTACAAATGATACTACTAATCAAATGAATGATATAATACAAAGAATGAACACAATGATGGAAAATGTTGGTCAACCAACAAAGAAACCACCAAATGAGGAAAGACAAACACCACCAAATAGTATGCCAGATTTTGTAGGAAATCTATTACAAAGAAACACCGTTCCGTTTCATAATCCTACCATGCATCGTGCTATGATGCGATCAGTGGCACAGACTGAAACGGATGAACTACACGGTCACTTTGGTGCTGGTACCAATAATATGAAATAAAAAAGCAGGATTACTAAATAAGAATGTCCGTCACGGTGTTGTGAGCACCTACGGACTCTAATACTGTATAGGAGTATCAGCTATGTATTATATTTATGCCTACCTCAGGCAAGATGGGACACCTTACTATATTGGTAAAGGTAAGAGTAAAAGAGCATATAAAGGTCCACATATCGTCTCTATTCCCAAACAAAAAAATCATATTATTATTATGGAATCTAATCTAACAGAAATAGGGGCCTTAGCATTAGAAAGGTTTTATATCCGTTGGTATGGTCGTAAAGATATCGGAACAGGTTGCCTAAGAAATCTTACTGATGGAGGTGATGGTGCTTCGGGTCATATACACACAAAACAAACAATAAAACTTATGTCTAAAAACCGTAAAGGAAAAGGACAAAGAAAAGGTACAACCACTGTTAGAGATAAAGAAGGAAATTGTTTTATAGTTAGTGTAAATGATGATAGGTATATAAATGGTGAACTGGTTGCTGTAAATAGAGGATGTAAAAGAAAACCGCACTCCAACAAAACAAAAGAATTGTTAAGGAATGCGGCTAATAATAGAGAAGTTTTTTACTGTGAAGTATGTGATAGGGAAATAAAAGGTAAGATTAACTGGGACAGACATTTATCTTCTCAAAAACATCTGTCCCAATATATGAAGATTAATCGTCCGCTAAACGGCGGAACATAGCGAGGTCCTCATCTTCTTCCTCTTCAACAACAGGCGCAGATGCCTTCTGCTTGGTAGCAACAGGCTTAGGTGTCTCTACCCAAGGTGCTTCCTCTTCAACTGGAGCCGATGCTCGTGGTGCTGGTGCTGAACCAGTGTAACCCATAACATCATCCAGACGACGCTTTAGTTCCTCATAGGACTTAAAGTTTTTAAGGTCAACAATCTCTTTAAGAGAATGTTCACGCTTCCAGATTGACTCCAACTCACCATCATCCTGACTCAATGGGCCTGCCGTCAAGAATACCGACTCATCATAGTTAGGGAATGATACGTTACGACCACCCATATTAACGTTCTGACGGGTAACCTTCAACTTGAAATTGGCACCCTTCCAAAGATCAAAAGGATTAACCTTTGTTTCCGACTCAAGGTCAGGATTCATCATCTTTGTGATCTTATCAAAGATTTTCTTGCCATACTTGAACAAGAATACCTTACCCTCATTCTCAGGGTTCTTAGGATCACTCACCACATAGATGTTAGAAACATAGTGGAGACGACGCTTCTGGTCACGGGCCTGCTTACGCTCAGGACCATTATCGTCTGTTGTAGAGTTCCACAACTGTGAATTAAGTTCTGAAACTGGATCTTTCTGATCAAAGGTTGTTAGTGACTTCTCAATATACCACTTACCTGTAACCTTGTTCTGGAATCCATGGTCAAAGTAACGAACCCAAGGAAGGGCATCATCACCATCAACCGCAGGACCAGGAAGGAAACGAATAACAGCAAGAGCATTACCTGTCTTGTCTGGCGTTGGCTTCCAATAGTTATCGGTGCTTTCGTCCTTTTCGTAGGTAGGGTTTGAGAGTTTTTCTACTTGCTTGAGTAGACCATCAAAGTTTGAGGAGTTTTTTTTAAGATTTGAAAAATTCATAGTATGTTCCTTGTATTAGCGTTGTATAACAGTGTATGTTTATATTGTCCACGTTTCCATAACAATATGATGTAGTATAACAGGGGCCGAAGCCCCTGTCAAGTGTTATTTATATTAATAGGAGGAAAAGTTCAAGATAAAATTCTACTTCTTCCGTAACTGTTAGAATTTCTTGGGTTGCATTGTGTAATAAAACTAGTTTACCATTTTGATGTTGAATATGATAGTGGCCTTCGGCAAAGTCTCTTAGGATATCTGATGCATTACCTTCTAGAAGTCTCATCTATTTTCTCCTTGAGTATATGTTTTATCTTATTCTTATCGTATTTTAGAAATGGTTTATATTTACGAAGTTTCAAGGATATTTTGGACCAAATGATATCATCACACAGGTATTTATTGAACTTATCGGAGTAGAGAATGAAATCATCTAATATTACCATAGTTTCAGGTGATATAATACGGCGAAGATAGAGATTAACAATATTAGGATATTCACCATCACTTATAACAAAAGAACCTGTAGGATTATCTCCAAATACCTTTTCTAATTCACTGGTAAAATTATATGATAATGCCTGGCGCCGCCGCTGATACTCTATATAGTTTTTTTGGCATCCATCATCTATCATTTCTGTTACATAATGTTTATCTTCAAGCAGATTGGCAACATAAAAGTCCCTAAGTTCTTCTATGGTATATTCTCTAGCCAATTTCTCAAAGAAATACTTATCATGTCTTTTATTATATGACTCCTTATTTGCACGGAGTTTACCATGCATTTGGAAAAAGTCATACTTGGTATTAGTGAAATGTGTTCTTAATGCCAAGAATAACAGATAAGCACCATAACCGGTGAAGTGTTTCATAGGGGTAATTTGGCGGTGTTTGTCTTTGTGAGATAGTGAAGTTCTTCTGCTTCCAATTTTATTTTTGATTTAAGGACACCTGATACAAGCTTGGCAGCAATTTCTATTTCAATACCTGTTTCTTCACAATATTCAGTTATAGCATCAATGTAAGGTATATCTTTCATGTATACCAGTTCCTCAATTGCCATAGAGAAACGGTTAATATCTTCGGCGTTCATTTTATTTTCCTATGTTTCATAATATAAAGGTGCCGGATTCTGTTTCCAGGCTCCGGCGGGCCCATAGGATTATGCCGCTAGGCGGATATCCTGATATGCAAAATTATCGTTTGCATTTACGATTTGCTTTCGGTCTCCTTACGCCTTTACCACGTAGATCAATCCTATTTCGGGCCCAATTAAACATACCTTAATGTGCTTATGGTGGACCCGCTCGGTACCGCCCCGAGGTCTCTTCCGCTTATTTTACGTCTCTCAACGACCTAAGCAGGTATATTTATAACATATAATGAGATTTTTGGCAAGTATTATTGTACCTGGTTCTCAAACTCTTCCATCTGTGGTGCACCAACACCACGATGGTCACGGGAACCATTAGTTGCAGGGGCGACTAGTGTTGTCCCGTATAAGGCACTCACCGACGGTCGCCACAATACAACCAGACAACCCCAGACAAAGAAACACCATAGCGATGGCAAGATATACTTTCTTCATAGATTAAATTCCTCTCTAAATTGAACTATCTTATCGTATAGTCCTTTCACATATTCACCACGTTTCTTAACAAAGACCTGTGGTTGTGGTTCATGGTCAACTGATATTAACACCACAATCTGTCTGGCCTGAATACCAGTCATGTCCTCATACATCAAGGAGTATGCGGTACACTGTTCAAAGTAAGAGAGAATCCATTCTTCTTTCTTTAACTTTAGGGATGTTTTAAAATCAATAATGGAAGGAACACCATCAAACTCGGCAATACAATCGACCTGACCTGCGAGACCGATTGCCTCGCTATAGAGCATAGTTTCAAGATAGTGAACATTATCAATCCTATCAAGTGTGGGTAACATATCATTAAAAGCCTGTTTCATATCAGGCATCAGGTCTTCCGTTAGGTACGTTGACCTTTCCTGATTAGAGATATAAGATTCCATAAGAGAATGAAATTTTGTACCGCGAGTGCTTGCTCTTTTGCTGATACGGTTTGCTTCTTCTTCGCCAACTTTTTTCCTCCACTTTGCAATGCTATCGCCTTTAAAATGAGACAAGAAGGTAGTAACAGATGGCAATTTCTTACCGCTTGGTGAGATATAATATCTTTTACCATTATATTCTTCTCGTTTTAGATCACATAGGAAATGGTCTTGGTTTATATGCTTAAAGGTTTTCAACTAACACCCAACATCAAAGTCTTCCTCAACTGTTTCGTCCATTATATACTCCAAATATATAGTTGTCAACCTTTTAACTTATTGTTTGATAAGCACCGGAGATATCAAAATGACTTGTGTTTGATGTCGCTCCAACTGGTGTGGTATTTTTCCAGGCCAAATCTGTGGTACTACCTGTATAGTAGAGTTTCATGACTGTATTACTTATGTCTGTATCTGTGATACCGGCGATGTGATATTTGGCGTCGCCATTTGCTTGATGTAATGTACCGGCTCTAACCGTTATTGTTGCGACAGAAGGCGCTGGCAAAACAACCTGATACTGCCCACCAACATTGAAAGATGCGGCATTACAATTAGCAAAATCTATATTAATTCTAAAGTGTGTAATAAGACCTTGCTTTACATAAGACCCTGTAGTAACTACACCAGGAACGTTGGCACCATTTGCTGTAAATTGAGGATTAAAAGTTTGATTGATAGAAACTATACCAAAAGGAATGCCACCAGGAGTCTCTCCATCTGAAAGTCGGAGAGGTGTCTGACCATCTGTATCATAGAATATTTCACCAGGTCTTCCGATGTATTCGGTGGCCTGTGTTCCGCCCATATGGGCAGCGAACATTTTGAAGGTAACATTTGACATTGTAGAAACTCCTGGTGTAATTTACTTCTATTTATATAACATGTAAACTGTCATAAACCCATTTCAGTTTTTTGTATTATATATTCTTTAACAATTCCACTTCTTACAATATCTTCAATACCAAATTCAATATGATCAAATGATGGCATACGGCGAGTAACTGCCATCAATTCTTTAATACCCGTTTTATCATGAGGTTTAATCAAATCAGACTGGCGATAGTCACCACAAAAGACAATACGAGAGTTAGTACCAATTCTGGTCATAACTGTATCAATCTCTTGGAATGACATATTATTGCACTCGTCAACAATGATAATACTATCGTTAAATGTAGTACCACGTAAGAAGGAAGTGGTAGTAAACTCAACGAGGCCCTTTAACTTCAATATTTTATATCCATCGCCACGACCAAATAAATCATCACAAATTTCCTGGTAAGGTTGTTCATAGACTTCCGCTTTTTGTTTATCTGTTCCGGGAAGGAAACCCATATCGCGGCTTGGCACGACCGAGCGGATGATAACGACCTTCTTATATGTCTCCTGTGTTAAAATGTCCTTTATTGCTAGATAGGAAGATAGAAAAGTTTTACCGGTACCGGCATAACCGTGTAACATCAAGTTTTGGCCACTGTAATATGCGTCAAACACTCTCTCTTGGTTTACTGTTAGTGGTTGAATATGACGCAACTCAAAATGGTTTCTTTCAGCGTGGTTTTGTTGCTCTTGATTATTTTGTTTACGGTTATTTCTTCTCTTTGCTGACATATTTTTACCTTTATTTTTATAGTTAGTCACCTCTTCATAAACAAAAGAGACCGATGCCTTTTTACGGGCACGGCCTCTAAACTTTGGTTTAGATGGTTCGTCGGACAGGTTAAATCTCCTTGGGGATTGACCATCGTTTATTAGCAACGGCATCGGCACCAGCAGTTCGTGCCTGAACCTTGCCTAACACATATTTCTGAAAGTCTGAAGGTGGTTTAGTAACACCAATATTCCAGGAGTCCACAACGGTCATACCTCCTAGAACTTGCTGTAAGTGTGGGTTGTTTTTAGTATATTCTTCATGTTCTGCCATAGTCATATTATTAGTAAACTCTTCACCAGTTTCTCTATTTCTCCATGTATAATTTGGCATTCACTTCTTTCCTTTTGGGTCATATGGTTTATTATTACCAATACCGCCATTCATATTAGCACCTAGAAAGCATGGTGCTGAAATTAATTTTTCAAGGTGAGGATTGTCCTCTAAAAATCTTTCTATTTCAGCAATAGAAACGAAAGCATCAAACTCATTACCTGTATTCTTATCACGAAACGAATATGTTGGCATTTATCACTCCATTATCCATGCAGGAGGCTGACGGTTTTTCCACTTGTGTAGATGCACTTTGCCTACCTTATAATAGTTCCGATAGTTGACTATCGGATCTTTTGATATAATGTATTTAGGATCCATCGCATTTGGCGGTTGAGTTTTATATGAAACTGGAATATTATTAGGTGATGTTTGTAATGCTTTTAGTAAACCATCTTTCTCTACTTTATGGACTTTACCATAACGATAAGTATATTCTTTACAATGCTCGTATAGATAGCACCAGAGCCAGTTGTAGTTGTTATTATTCTCACGGCACCACACGGCCGATGGATGGTTTACATGAGTTGCCGAGTATAAAGTAACATTGCGGTCATCATCAAGACGCCACCGCTTTACCTTACGTTTTCCACCATCATCAATATACTCATGACCGTCTAGCACTCGGTGCGCCGTTGATAATAATTGACTTGCTTCTAAAATCATTTTTATACAATGGCTATCAACCGCCCATTCGGCACACATTTTTGGATCTTCATGTATATAAAATATATTCATTAGTTGTCCTCGTAAAACATATCCCACCAACCGTCACACCATACATTATAAAGTAATTCATGGACTCCTTCATAAGGATTATCTATAGGACATACTTTATCAAGATACGCCTCTGTACCTTCATCATAGACAATTTGTTTTAGATAACTATCCATTATGACCTCTCAATGGTGTCCAGCAAATCTTCTAGAAACATCAACTCATTATAATATGCCGCCTCTGTAAAGTCAAGAGGACCATATTCATCTATTTGCATATTCTGTATGAATGGACGAAGAGTGCGGAGGCGATCATACAGTTTTTCTTTTACTTCAACCAATGCCTGTGTAGGATCGTTTGGAAGAAACTCAGTCATTTTTTAATCCTTCGGACAAGTTCTAGAAACTTAGCAAGAGAGATATAACCACGCTGCATAAGGAGTTCCATAGCAGCAATTTTGCTTTCAATTTCCTGTTCGTTTTGCATTTTTCTTTACCTCATTAACGTGATTACACCACTTGCGATAACCAAAAGAAGTGCAATCGCAAGAGTACCGATTAAAATTGCCACGGGTAACAATATAGGAACGCTTGTCACCAGGGACGAGAGTGACGCCATCATCATACTTGTCATTACCAGTCCATGCCTCCAATATATCACGCTTATCTAATATGCGAGCCGGTGAAACAGCATCACCAGTGGTTAACATGAATTGAAACTCATTCAACCACTTTGGTTTAGGAAGAACTACACGACCCTCATAATAGTTATAAGGTGCGGAATAAGCATAAGAACCCGGCCGATAGGCCGAGTTCCTGTATTTGACTTTAATTCTCATATAAACTCCTATCAAAGGATTTTAGAGAGGTCTAGATTTTCAATGGAGTCCCAATCTTTATCGACCGAGAATGAGGTACCAACCTCACCAGATGTACCGAATTGTTCGGTAACATCATCAAACTCACGGGTCTTTTTCTTACTAACCTTCTTAGTTGCCTTAGTAGGTTTAAACTTAGCAGCAACCTTTTTCATTGTCTCAAGGTTCTTTGCCTTGATTTCTAAGGCACGTTCAGCAGCAACTTCCTCACGGATTTCATTTGCTTCGGCCATAGTAAGACCTAATAACTTAGCAACCTTATTAACAACCTTGGCCTTAGGTGCCTTGACCTTGACTGCCTTAGGTTTAGCAATCTTAGTCTTAGGCGTAGCGGCACGGAGGTCGGCAGCATTAGCAGGTTCGGCAATCATAGTATAAGAGACGACCTTGCGGCCATCTTTATTGGCAGTAATAGTGAAACCATACCGAGTATTAAGGAACGAGACATACTTGGCGGCATAGTCACCAGTGCCGACATGGTCATTAATTTGAGCGGGAGTAACAGTTTTACCCATCACAAGAACCGCAAGGGCACGGATTTCAGGACGGATACCGTTTGAGGCAGATACTTTAGGCATTCACATTCTCCATTCGTTTACATTTCATCATTTATACGGATATTATAACACAAAGGACGGAAGAGGCAAGCAAAATCGTTTGTAAACACATGCGACAGGTTGTCGCACCTACTGGTTGTGGTGTTGACAATAGAAATCCTCTCTATAGAAATCGTCTATGATACGATTGATTTGCTCTATAGGGATTGTCAACGCCAGACGGTCGTTTACATACGTTTGGACTTGCTGTTCCGTCTGGGCACCATACTCAATAGCCTGAACCACCAACTCATCCACTTCCAAAGCAAGATCGGACATTCTAGACATTATTAACCCTCCACTAGATTGTTAATATCGGACTGGGAAACGACCGTGACGGTTAAACCTTTTAGCCATTGGTTAATATGCTTTGAGGTTGTGCGGGAATACTTTTCTTCGGTCATTAACCAACCTTGAATAGGATGGAAAGCGGCAACTGGTGTGCGATATGAGAAAAGCACCTTAATGCCGTTCTCAAAGGCGATTACATTTTGGTTTGAACCATGCGGAATGAGTTTCATCTGTTTACATACCTTTCTAATTATGTCTAAGAATAGCATAAAGGAACGGCAAAGTCAATCAAAAAGGTTTGTAAACAGATGCGTCAGGATGTCGCACCCATGAATGTAAACCTCGCCTTTCTACGATACACCTTTTTAGAAGGAACAATCCGCTGTTTACATACAGGATTGCGGAGTGCTTTGGCCACAGGATTAACAGTCTGGGTCAAAGTCGTGCCATTCTTGTGCTTCGTCCGGTTGGCCGTCATAATCATCTTCCTCCTCTGCTAGTTCACCATAAAACTCGGCATAATAATTACTCAAAAAGTTTGCGACCTCACTCTCCGAAAGATAGTTAAGAAGATCACGGATGAGTTCATCACGATCCAACACACCCTCGTCCTTAGCCTCAATAATGGCATTAGTAAACTCACGCATTATCTTTCCTCCACAGACCATGTGACATAGTTTTCATCTTTGGTATAATGAGCAATATAACGATCAACGGCAACCCGTGAAATACCACGGAATGTAATATCATGGGTCTTGAACCAAATTGACAGATTGAAAGTTTTCACATTAGCCATTTTATTTCTCCATCACATAAGTCCACTTACCATCGGACCATTGTTTATATCGGACAATTTTATAACCTTGAGCATCAAGTTCCTCAATACGCTTTGCGACATAACGGAAAGAACCTGATACGATTACTTGCTTCATATTAATCCTCCAGAGAAAGAGTGCCTGGAACAGTCCAGTTAGAGATTATATGCATTTCCGTATGCAGATATCCTCCGAGATAGTAAACGGTATCTCCGATATCGGAGTAGTGAATAATATGCATATTAATCCTCCAATGTTCCAGGAACAGCCCAATATGAGATATCAACTGGTAGAATAGTATTGTGTAACCAGGTGATAAAATCAATACGGCGAGTGCCATATTTACCATTGCTGGAATAAAAGACAACCATATTAACCTCCAAAATAAGCAATAAGACCAACACCAAATCCAAGACCAATAAAGGTCAAGAACAACGCAAAGCATTGGACCATTTGTTCATCATCTTTCCAATCAAGCATTATCAGACTCCGAGAGTAAAGCAACAAGAGCAAACGAAACTGGAATAGCCAGCGATACGGTTAGAACGATTACTTCCAACATTAGTTCACCTTTGATTTTTTGCCAACGGTATAACCCTTCTTAGGTCGTTTGGCAGGTTTACATACGGTTACTGGAACACCACGGGCGGTGTCAATAATAACCAGTGAAAGGATAGTAGGAGTTTTTTTAGGAGCAAAGCGATTATTCATTATCTTACATCCGTGTTTAGTTTAGGTTTACGGGATTTTATTAATTCACGTTCTAAGGTATGAGCAGCGGACTTACCACGTACCACGTCCAATACAGTAACGTCAAAGGAGTCAGGACCATATTTGCGTATAGCAACACAGAGCTTCCAGTTTTTGTTTTCTGTAAGGGCCCGCCGGACATGTTTCTGCCACCTTCTGGTTAGGGATTTCTTAACAGCCGACCGTTCCACAAAGGTAACACCGATATATTCCTGTCCGTTTACAGACAGACTGTAAATAAGGTGTTTACGATCAGAGCGAGATTTCCGTTTTTGAGTTTTTATCATACGGTAATCCTAACACAAGGAAACGGTAGAGTCAATAGAAATCGTTTGTAAACGGGTGCGACAGGACGTCGCACCCTTAGTCTATCAGATAGGTAGAGTGTTTATTGTTGACAATCTCTGTTTCGCAATGTCAACATAAGATGCATCCATTTCTACACCTAGAAATCTAAAACCTAACTCCTTGGCGGCCAATAGTGTTGTACCACTACCCGAAAAAGGATCATATACTATTCCATCTTTTGGTGTAACAAGACGAACAAGATATTTCATCAAGTCTAGATTTTTTACCGTTGGATGATCGTTTTTGATTGTTCTGTTATGGGTTCTCTCTTTTACTGAGCTTTTGGTTGAATAAAAAAACCTTGATGCTGTACCACTATCGCAGTATGTGGTATTACCAAAATATCCTCCACCGCCGAACACTCCGCCACCATATTGGCGACCTTGATAATCCTCAACACCATAATTTCTAGACCATCCATTACCTCTTTCACCAAATCGAGAAAATACTTCCTCAACTTCATCACTACCATCATGTAAAACATTTCCAGGCCAACGGCCGCAAGATAAGCGACTTTCTTCAATGTTGATAGCACCAACTCCATGCTTTTCAACATTCTTAATGATAGTATTTTCGGAAATAGGTTTTTGTGCTAAAAGAATAGGTTCATAACAAGGTTTTAGTCCTGTTCCCCATCCTTCCCATTCAGGTAATTTTTTACCAATATTAGAACTCTTAGGCATACCTTGACCATATAGCCACATTAATTGGTCTCTTATAACAAGTCCTGAGTCCTCAACTGCACAAACTAATCG